TCTGCGTCATGGGTAGTAGGTCTCCGCGATGCCATCAGCGATGGCGAGAAGAAGGCCGCGTTCGGCCGTGGTGTCGATGATGAGCGTCTCACCATCGGTTGAAGTCAGGTAACCGTCGGGCGCGCTGCCGGACGGGTCATCGTCTACAACCCAATCGCTCCCCACCAGCCGCAGCACACCCGGCAGGTCGAGCACGATGTACCGCGTCTGCACCGTGAGAGTGTTAGCCGAGTTGCCGCCGGTCAGCACACCGGCGCTGTTGTTGTCGATCGCGATCGTCAGCGCCGTGTCATCCAGGCCTGCGTGCGCGAAAGCCAGGGCCGCGTTCGCCTGGCCGTCTAACTGGCCGCGCCGGAAGTATCCGACATTGCCGTGCGCCCACTGTCCCGCCTGGGCCAAGAAGAGGCCGCGGCCGAACTCAAGGACGCTGCCGCCGTCGAAGATGACATGCACAGCCGCCGTGGGGTCAACATTGGTGTACGCGGCAGCGAAGTTCGCGTGATACGTTACGCTCAGTGGCAACAGAATCTTCCCGGCGCCGGGGGTCGCCACGGTCTCGACCGGCGTCGTTGGCAGAGCTTTGATCTGTGCGTCCGTCAGCGTGACGGTATGTCGCGCGACCCGAAACAGTGGCATGAGAGGAATCCGTGTAAGAGAAGGCGGCTAGGTGCCGCTCCCGTCCCAATAGCGATAGTGCGTATTCAGTAGCGCATCGACTGCGCGGTTCGTATTGAGCGATTCGCCAACCTGCGCCTCGCGGTTGCGATAGAAGTCTCCCACGAGCAGCAGCATTGCCGCCCGGAGATCGGCCAAAAGATCGGCGTTCCCGTCATCGTCCTGATCCAACCCAGCGACGTACGTGATCTTGACGCTCGCGATCTGCCGAGCCGCCACCGGCCAGTTCGTGTCCTGCACCGGCCCAATCCGACCGGGACGCGACTCGTAATCCACGACATAATCCGCCGAGTCCAACGCCTGCTCGTCGCCGTTCGAGTCGATATAGACCACCGACGTCACCGATTTGAGCGGGGGACGCGGCAGGATGATCGGACCAGTCGGAAAGCCGTCCATCGTGAGCCGCCACGTCTGTTCAACCAGCGCGATCGACAGGCGACTCTCGACGTGCAACCGCGCCGCGAGAATCCATGACGCGATCAAATCCGCTTCGGGTAGCTCTATCAAATCATCATCGCCCCGCAGATGCGTGATCGCATCCTCGAGTTCGATGAGCTCCACGACCGGCGCGGTAACGAGAAGGTGACCCATTACCGCACCGATCGTGAAGAGCGTTCAGCGTGCATCGGCAGAATTACGCGGCCGGTGCGGCCAACGACGTCATCGAGCAGAACGCCGCGGGGCGAAGAACGACGAATGCAGCGCGGAGGTCCGCGCGGAGCGTCTTCTTGCCCTCGACGAACTGCGTGCCGGAGTAGCCCGCCTGCACGTCGATGCCCCGACGCTCGGCGATGTAGCAGAAGTTCGCGAAGTCGCCGACGATGCCCGTTCCGGCGCTTCCGGCTTCAACCAGCGCGACCGGCAGACCGAAGAGCGTCTGACTGCCGACTTGGCCGGGGTTGCCCATCACGTACTCGCCGAGATCCGTGCGCGTCAGGCGGACGATCGCCCAATCGGTCGGATGCAGGACGATTACGTTCGGGTTCGCGCGGCCGGTCGTGCGCACCGCCATCATTGCGGAGAACACGGCATCGAAGATCGAGTCACCGACGCCGCCCGCGGCCTGCGCCAACGTCTGAATATCGCCGTTGGAGTGGCCCGAGCTGACGTAATCGAGAATGCCGGCGAGGTTCGGCGCCGAGCCGTCGCCGTTGAAGATCTGCTGATCGAGGCGCTGCATGATGCCGAAGCGCAGTCGCGTATCGAGAATGGCGGCGACTTCGGGTGCGTCCTGCAACTGCTCGTCCGTCACCGGGAGGCTGATCGTGATCTTGCGGACCGGCGACTCCTGCTCCGTGTAGGCGAAGACGGATTCACCATAGGCGACGCCTTCCGCTTTTTCGGCCGCGTTGAACGTCGCGGTCGTCTCCTCCATGTACTTCACGAGCTCGTACTGGGTCGGCCGGACCGGGATGAAGTCGAGCAACTGCGGGGGACGAACAGCGGCCGGCACGATCTGACCCGTTCGCAACGACTCGGGCGCGAACCCGGCGGTCGTCTGGAACAGGGTCTTCAGGCTCATGTCGATCGTCGCGTTCGACGGCGCGCGATTCCGCATGCCCTCGACGAACGACTTGGTTGACGTGAAGAGCTCGCCGAAGGACTTGCGCGAGACTTCCGTCGGCTGACGGAAGCTGTCGTCCGCCGGCTCGCCGCGGAGTTCTTCGCGCTGGCGGTTGCGGTCGCGGACGGCCTTCATCTCCGCGTTACGCAGCTCGACGCCGAGGCTCTGCAATTCGGCATCCATCTCGCGGATCTTGTCCGCAGCCGCGGCGGAATCGGCCACGCCGAGCTTCTTGAGAACGGCCGCACGCGACAGGTTGAACACGTCCGTACCGTCGCCGGCAACCTTGAGGACCGACGCCATCTCGGTCTGCTTGGCCGCGAACTGTTCCCGCTTTTCAGCGAGATCGTTTGATGCTACTTCGTCTGACATGATCCGTCTCCGGGCTAAGTGAGGCGGCCGTCAAATGGCCCGGAGAGGGACGTTCCGCAGTCGCGGACGTGCCTCCAACTGCTACGTGATTCTTGAGTTCGAATATACGATCCATCACTACGCGGTCAGGATGGAACACATTCAGCCAACCGCAGTGACGACACCGCTTGCGCACTTCATTGTCGTGCGACCTAATCAATCGACCTGCGCCGAGCGGCTTGAGCATCGCGACCAGCATCAGCGGGCTCGCCGTCTGCGCGAGAAACATTGAACAACTATGACAGCGGAGTTCGATCACGCCTTGAAGTTCCGACGGAACCGATCGAAGATTTCTTTCGCGACCGCATTGGCGTTCTCGGCCTCGAGTTCCGCGACCTTCGCCCGCGCTTCCTTGAGCTCGACAATCAGATCGCGCACCATCTGCGACTTTGCCGGCATCGCACTCGGCGGGCCCGCCTTGTCGATCTTGTCCTTCCAGGCCGCCACGATACGGTTCTTGATCGTATCGACTGCGGCCGCCGTGTACTTGTCGGCGTTGGCCTGCTGGCTGATGTAGTTCCAGGCCGCGCGGATATGCTCTTCCGTGTCGATCGGGTACTTTTTGTTGGTCGGATCCGCAAAGGCGACATCGCCGTACTTGTCGGTGCCCTCTTGTTCTTGCGGGCTGGCGTCCTCGGGATCGTTCATCGCCTTGGCGGACACGGTTCCGGTCAGGCCGTTCGCGCCCATGAACACGGGGCTGGACTCGAGCAGCGTGAGACCGGCAATCAGTCGGCTCGCGCCCTTCGATTTCCACTCGGGCGTCATTGGCGCCGTTTTCACCTGGCGCGAGAATCCGATAGACCACTCGGTATCTGGCCCCATCTCTTTGACCGTGTTGAATGCGTCGCGACCGCGCTCGGTCGACATGAAGTAATGCGCCTTGAGCACTGCTCGGTCGCCTTCGATTGTGACCGTACCGCGACCAACCGGGGCCTTGCCTTCCGTGATGACGTCGTGCTCGTAGGATGACAGTTTTACCTGCGCGCCGTCCTTGATGGCACCGGGAAGCACCACATCGCCGTCACGGTCGACGACGTTCATGGTGCTCACGATCGCCACGACCTCGCCGCGGTCGGCGTCCTTGATCTCGAATCCTTCGATGCCCTTTGCCTCAAAGGCGCCGTCGGAGCCGAATGACTTGCGGGCTATATCGGTCATGGGTGGGTCGGTTAGTGGTTGCCGTTGAGCAGCCGCGAGGGAAGGCGGGACCGAATGCCCCGCAGCATCTTGACCACATCAGGAGAGAGCGTATCGGTCGGAAGCGCGGCGTCGCTTGGCAGGAGTTGCGTCGGATCGGTGGGCGCGGTTGTCACTGCAGGATCGGCGGCCGGATCGACTTCTGGCGTGGCAGTGGGCACGAGGTACACTTCACGCGTGTCGTCGACCTCAAGCCCGAGCATCTGCTGGGCGCGGTCGACGCGAAGGATTCCTTTCTCGACGAGTCGCGAGATGCTCGAGACGCGCAAGTCGAACTCCTCTTGGAAGCTCGACGCCTCGGTCATGTCGAAGCGGGCGCGGAACCGTCTTGTCTGTGAGACAAAATCGGGCAGCAGTTGAATGGAGACCTGCCGCGCCATCGTTTTCTGCATCGGGATCAAGCACTGAATCCAGGCGAGCTTGACGACCTCGCGCATGGTCGCGCCGACTTTCGTCGTCTGCAGTCCGGCGCCGAATCCTACGACAGCGGCCGGGATTCCGAGGATCGCACAAACCCGCTCTTCGGAGATGTCACGAAGGTTGGGGAGCATGATCTTGTTGGGATCGAAGCCCAACTGGGTGATGTCCGACGCCTTGCCGAGCACGATCCCGTTGCCGCGATTTCGCCCGCTCGCCGCGGTCATGAGATAGTTCCGCAACTCGTTCAGCTGCTCGGGCGTGATCGGCGAGCTGTTGTCCTTCGGACTGACGATGAGGCTCGGGACGCCCATGTTGTCGAGCACCGTCTCCGAGAACTCGGCGGCCTGCATGTCCGTTTCGATCTCGCGCATCACCGACTTGAGTGGCGAGAGGCCGAGCCGCGGATACTCAGGATCGATGCCGAACCGGAAGTGCACGACGTCGCGCGGCAGGAGTGTGAAGGGCATCTGGAGCCCCATCGTCACCTGATACGCGGTGATGAATTCCGAGTTATCGAGCGGCCAGATCGGCCGGATCATCCAGTGCGGGATGTACCACAGCTCGATCACCTCGCCGAACACGTTGCGGACCTTCCACCAAAACGCATTGCCGTCCATTGCGTACGACAGGACGGTTGCCTTCCAGAGCGCGTCGCCGTCGTACGCCTCATTCGGCTGGCAGATCAGTTCCTCGAGCGGATGGTCGAGGACGCGTTCCCAAATGCCGTCCTGCTTCCGGCGCTGAACGACCATCTCGGCTTCGGTGAACGTGCGCTGCATCCACATCACCGGCGCCATGACGACGTTCGCGTGCAATCCGCGGTTCGTATCGATCCGCGTGACGCTCGCATGGACGGCAGAAATCGGTATAAAGCCTGTCCGATCGCTCAGAATCGTCAGCGTCTTGCGAGCGAACGCTGTAATCCGGCGCGGAAGATCCTTAATCACGGTCAAAGCGGTCGACGCCATCAGAACGACCCCACGAGCCACGAACCGCCGGCGGGCGCGGGGGCTACCATCGCGCGGCCGAGTGCCATGATCGAACCGACCACGCCGTCGATACGGCCCGAGGCGCGTGACTTGTCTGGCTTGATGTTGTCCGCCGGGTCACGTTTGACCGCGACGTTCGACAGCATCCAGCGCATGACGGGATTGATGCCCGTCGGCGTCAGGTGGCCGCACTGCTTCGCGACGACGATCTTCTCAAACTCTTTCGAGGGCTCGGACATCGAAGCGAAGCCCTGCCGGAACTCCACGCAGGTCAGACCATCCGTCTGCAGGTCGGTCGCCGTCTGCGTCGCATTCCACGGATCGAAAGCGACTTCCTCGATCACGTACTCTTTCGCGAACTCGCGCAGCGCCGCTTTCGGGAACTCGTAGTCGACGACGTTCCCCGGTGTCGCGGTCAGCCAGCCGTCTCGAGCCCACGCGTCATACGGCACGCGATCTTTCTTCGACCGTTCGGCGATCGTGTCTTGCGGACAGAAGAACCGATACAGGAAGTCGAACCCGCCGTCGACCGGGAAGCAGAGCACGAGGGCCGTGAGATCCAGCTTCGCCGAGAGATCGAGGCCGGCCCAGCAGCGGGAACCCTTCAACGTCTTGGGATCGACGACGCGCTCGCAGGCGTTCCACGATTCGACCGGGATCCACCGCTCGCGCTGTTGCGTCCAGACGTTCAGGTGATACCGGAGGAATGTGTTGAGATACGAGGGCGTGGTCTTGGCGCGCGCGCACTGCTCGGCCATGTAGTCGTATTTGAGCGACACGCCGAGGTTCGGATTCGCCTTCGCCCAGACAGCGGGGTCCGTGAAGTCGTCCCCCTCGTCCGCCGCGGCGATGAATGCGAAGAACGTGTCATCCTCGAGCGCGCCCTCGAGCACCTGAACGGCCCGCTCATGCAGCTCCCAGCCGATCGACTCGGGATCGTAGACGCCGGCGGTCGTGATGATGAACGCCAACGGCTGTCGGCGAGCGCCCATCGAAGTCACAATGACGTCGTGAACGTGCCGATCGGTGTGAGCGTGCGTCTCGTCCTCAATCAGCCCGTGCG